TATCTTTTGGTCCTTCATGAACTGTGTCAGTGGGTCTTTATTGTCACCACGTACAGTACGAATATAGTAGGGTGAATGACGAGCATGTATGCCTGAACTTGAATTAACAAGTTGTGAAACCGTGCCCGAAGGTTTAACACATGAGATAGCAGTAGCGACAGGGATGCCAAGCCTGTCAGCCCACTCAGCATTAGTAATAACAGCGATAGATTTGAGATGCTCAAGTGTTTTCTCCAAGCCAGCATTCTTTGTTGTCATCAAAGCATTATCCATGATGCCTGTCATAGACACACCTAGTAGACGTTCCTCTTCTGTGTTCTTCTGCCATATCTTACGTAGGTAGGGAAACTTAGTGAACGATGATTGGATAGTACCCAGTATGGTAGCCATACGAACCTTCTTCTCTAGGTCACTAATGGTGTCCGTTGCACGTATCACTACCTCTGTTAGGTTACAAAATTGCATTGGTCGTAAAATTATTTCGCTGCAAGGATTTGTTCCGAACTCATACGTTGCATCACGGCGTCCATTCTTAGCTGCCTGTACCTTAGATGCCTGACGGTTGAAGATACCACGCTCACCTGAGCCTGACTCAACCAATGCCATCCACTCACGCATAAATGATAAGCTATCAGGCTTCTCAGTATACGATACAGAGTTGTTAGCTAAGGCACGTTGTTTGTTATTCTCCCACCATGCACCTGACTTAGCGTGACGCATACGATCATCAGACAAATTTGACAAACTGATCATAGCCGAACGCCGAACTCCACCAACCACGACTACCTCACCAATCTTACACATGATGTCGTGGCACTCAAGAGATGAGAGCTTACGGTTCTGTGCGTCTTTGAATGTCTTGATGACAAAGTTAAACAGGTCAACCAGAGGCGCTGGGCCTGATGCTCTACCGCCGAATGTCTTAAGCTTGGCACCAGCTGGACGAACAAGAGACACATCCCACTTAGGTATCTCACCAGCATACAGTAGAGAGATCACGGCACGTAGAGACTTAGCCCAGCCTTCCTTGCTGTCCTTGACTACTATAGTTGTATCACTATCAGTCAACTCAGGAATCTCAGGTAGTTTAGTAACGGACTGTCGCTCTACGGAGAACCCGACACCTGTACCACACAGCAAGATAAACATAGCCTCATCAAAAGCTTTCATGTCATCTACTGGTAGGTAGGAACAGTTGTACCCAGCTGTATTATCCCGTGACATAGCTGGCCCAGCTGTCATCAAGGCCCTCATGCTTGGCATGACATCCAATGATAAGATAGCTTGTTCAATCTGCCTAGTGTATGAGCTACTACCAGCGTTAGGTAATACGATATTCTCCATGTATCTTGCTACTGTCTCGCCCCAAGTCTCACGCCTTCCCTCTTTGTCCAGCCAACGTGCATAGCGTGACTTGTGTATGAATGATTGGTAGTCTGTTGGTAGATAGTTATTCATCTGTTGTCACCTGACCCCTGTAATACGCCACGTTCTTTGCGGCTGTTTAGTTTCTCAATATTGATTTCAGCAATCTCTTGTAAGTTACTTCCTATATGATTAGCAGTAACTGCTATGTAATACAAGAGGTCGCCTAACTCTAACTTTAGTCCAGCAATATCTAGATTATTACCATCCCTTAAACTCTTTTTTAGTTTCTCTGCTATTTCACCTGCCTCTCCCACTAAACCTAGTATGTTTTCTAATAACCTATTGTCACCCTTAGTTAGTACTAAACCTTCTGCCCAATGGCTGTATGCTGCTAGCTCATTTACTAGTGTGCCATCTTCTTTATACTTATCATTGTATGCTTCTATGTCTGTCTTATACCTGAGTGCGTCTATGTCTTCTTTAGTAATCATTTATCTCTTTCCTTTACTAAGATATTCTGTACGGTAACATCATCTATATCATAGAATGTATCAACTACAAGATCACTAACGTCATCTATGTGTGCGTCTTCATATGATCCTAGTATATTATTATTATCATCAATGTTAAGTAGGAACGTGACGCTGAAAGACTTTACCTTCATCTATGCTTCTCCGCTAGAGCTTCATTCATTTTGTCTAAGTACCATGCGGCTTTAAGCATATCTTCTGATGGCTTCTGCTTGTAACGGTAACGATGCTGATACTTAATCATGTTGCCGTGACAGTAAGCAATGAACCCATCCAAGCCTACTACTTGCTTGATGTAATCAATACACTCTACGCCACCCATGTTGTAGTGGGCGGGACGTTCAACTGGATCAAAATTAGTCATGCGTTACCCTTTGTTTTTGTATAAGCGTTAAAGCTTATTACCTCACCTTTCAACTCTTGTAAAGGCTTATCTTCTTCCTGTCTCCTATCAATTTCCTGCAGCATTAGGTTGCGTCTATGATCAACAACCATCTCCATGACCTCTTCATCTATCTCCATCAAATCTAAGAAGGCACTACATAAGGTGGCTACATAAACCAAGTCATGTAGTACTGTGTCAGGGTAACAAAAGTTATCACCAACTGCTATACCTGTAGATACCGTACCATCCCATCCTTCCAGTGAGCCTTTGCTAGAGGGTCGTATAATAAAAGCAACTTCATCATCTCCTAATTCATACGTCATCGTTTTATCTTCTCATACTTAAGGGGGATACGATCTGCTTTGATTACGCTCCCTGTTTCTTTAAGCCAAGCCTCAGGTATAACTCTGTGTGACCACAGGAACCCATGCTTATCACACCACTCAGAGTACCTAGACTTAGCACCCTTATAAAGCTTAGACTTAGCGTTACTAAATACAAACCTAATGTCTAACTCAGGGTGTTGCTTACGGACTTCTATATGTTTATTTCTATCCTCTGAATCAAATATTCCCTTTGTCTCAATTAGTATTCCATTGTCTAATTGAAAGTCAGGTGTGTAAGTGCGATAGTGTAAGTCTTCCCACTCTATCTTCAACTGTTCATAGCGTACAGTCTTCTGACACCTAGTAAGAACAAGAGCAGTTTCTTTCTCAAGGCCACTCTTGTACTTACCTTTAGCGTAATACCGTTTAGTTGCTGGCATCTTTGTCTGGAATAGTTTCACTAACCAGTGCCTTCTTAAGTCGGTCTACTAAACCGTTACCTACAATAGATATACTATGCAGTTGATATTCTAACTGCCGCTTAATGTTTCCGTTATACTGGATTTCCTTAAGCAAAGATGTTTGATCCTCTGAGAAGTCTTCTGAGTCATACTCAATATCTTCTAGTGTAATCTTAGTCATGTTCTTTCTTATCCTTCTACTGAAATGTATTCCACCATAGGCGGGGCTTTACTTCCTGTGTATACCTTTGACGGTAGTTCTTTTAGCTCAGGCCAACACTTCTTCTTATGATCACACCATGAGCAAGTCTTACAAAGCTTAAGGTTACCACTAGCTTTCTTTCTGAATGTCTCTGGCACTGCCTCAAAGCAACGCTCAAATGGCTCATCATTATTTATGTAGTCAACTGTACCTTTGATAGAGGCCATCACCTCTTCAACATCAGCAGTCTCAGCTGTTACATACTTGAATTGCCCATTCACTTTATTGATCACCCACCATCCACCAACATCCTTACCTGATGCAACAGCGTATCCTATAAGCTGTGATACATAGCCGAAGTCATCAGAGTAAGCCAGTGAATCATAGCTGGCAAACTTGTTGTCGTAACCGTAAGGCGTAGTAGACTTAACGTCATCTACCTTACCATCCAACACCATGTCATACTCACCCTTGATGGTAGCATCACCAACCTTAAGTGCAACCTTATCGTTGTCACCAAAGTCAACGCCAGCTGCACGTAGTACCCCTTTGAACATAGCCTCAGTCCAATCGCCCATCAACATGTTCAACATAAATGATGTAGGCTTCTGTACATCTGTATCAGGGTTGTTCTTAGAGAACCACAGCTGGCATCTAGGCCTACCAATGTTTGACATACGTAGACGAAACTCATCACGAGGGCCACCATTGAACTGCTTGTTGAGTGCAGCAGCCACATCCGTGGCTACTTGCTGTATTATTTCTTCACTCATACTTGCTGTGCCATTGATAGCTGACCGCAAGAAGGAGTGTACTGATAGTTCAGCAGGGTGTATCATCCCTCGAACTCTCGCACTTCTACGATAGACCCTACCATTGCAGCTTCCTCAGAGGACAACTGACCTATAGACCCCTCATTATGCTTGCCTTCAATCCAGTTGTTAGTACCTTTGATCCAATCAATAAAGTCTTTTAAGATTGCACTATCTGTTATACCATAGGGTACTTGCTCACCCAAGGAAGGTACAATGATAGCGTACTTACCACCTGATGGTAGGTCACGCTTAGCACTACCTAACTTAAGGGTATGCTCGACAGGGGTAAGCTTCTTGCTTACGATCTGGCTGATGGCTGCATCCATAGTCTTCATGGATTCAGTGTTCTTCACATCCATTACAAACGGAATCTCTTCCCAGACGTTAGTGATGGGGTTACCCAGATCATCAGTAGGTTTTTCCAATGTGAGTACACCAAGCATTACTCGTACTCGTTTAACTGCACGAATCACACCCTTCATTTCCTCTGGTAATGATTGGAAGTCTTTGATGTAACCTGATGGACGCCCTAGATTAAAGCCACCCGTAGTATCCTTTAGGTCTGAGTTAAGGTTAGGTGCCAGCAATGTCTTATGCATTGCCTTAGCTTCCGCATCCCATCGTTGCCACTGGTGACGCTGTGAGAAGATACGTACAGATAGTGTCTTGCTGTACACAATCTCACCATCAGACATAGTAATCTTGTAGGCACCAACAGGAACCTTGATGTGTTCATCACCATCCTTGTCGGTTACGGTAAGTGCTGAGTGTATTTGATTCACTCGTGCTAATGTAGACTGAGATGTTGCGCCACCTCCACCAGTACTGATACCCATTGCTTCGGCAAGGGACATACCGTCTACGCTAAGTGTTAATTCTGTATTCATGTTTATCATCCTTTGATATGTTTATTGTTAGAGAAGCTAAGTTATAACCTCATACGTCTTTAGTGTCAAGCCAGTTATGACCTATTTTTGCCTCTAAAAGTAATGGCACATTCATCTTAACTTTGTAGTTGTCATAGATGATTTGGTGTAGGTCCATGTTCATGGAGTTAATGATCTCTATTATCTGATCCTTCTCGTAAGGGTGTATGTCTATGACCATTGAATCGTGTACACTGTTGACCAGCTTAGACCGCATAGGCATGAGCCTACTCTCCATCTCAACCAGTACGACAGGTACAATATCTCCAGTAGCAAACCCCTGCACTGGATAGTTCTTTATCATAGTAAAGTTTGTTGGTAGTCCGTTTGGCCTCCTCTCTGTATTAGGGAAAGCATACTGCCTGCCCCCCTCATTAGTAATCTTTTGGTAACGTATGGCAGCGTCACCTAACTTCTTATGCCATGCAGCAATACCCTCATACTTCTCAATGAAGTGGTGGTAGTACGCTGCCTCTGCTGGGCTACGCCCATAACCTGTAGCGCCAAAGAGTGGGGCGAAGGTGTGCTCCTTAGCTTCCTGACGGGTAGTTCTCTGCCCTGCATCAGTGATAACCTTTGCAGTATAGCTGTGTACATCGAACCCTGTGCTGATCTCTGTCATAGCTAACGTATCCTGACTGAGGTATGCTGCTACACGAAATTCTAGCTGGGCAAAGTCGGCTTCCATTATGTACCCACCATCCCAACGAGACACGAACACTTTCTTAACAGGGAATGTACCACCACGTGGCATGTTCTGCATGTTAGGGTTGCGTCCAGAGAACCTACCAGTACTAGTGATGTGCTGGGTAAGGCCTACGTGAAGCACCCCATCATCCTTTGTATGTACTGATATACCCTCAACGAATGAGGATAGGTAACTTGATATAGCAGACAGACGCTTAAGATCTTTAAGGAAATCTAATGCACTGTCCATGTTGTTAGCCTTAGCTGTAGACATGAGAGAAGATAGATTATCTTTACCTGTGCTAAAGCCATTGGCACTTACCCATTTCTTACTAGGGGGCATGAACCCCAGCCCCGCCAACTCGTTGGACTGCTTGAGTTGATAACCTCTTGAGTCACAGGACTTACACTTGTTAGGGCGTGAGAACTTTGTACCATCTTTCTTGGTACGATATACACTACCAACCCCATTACAATCAGGACAGGTGAAGGCAGAAGTCTTACGTACCATTGTTGTGTTGGCATTGACTGCATCCCTATACTCTTTGTCTGTGTTAGTGTGTTCAAATAGCTGCACCCATTCCTTCTTGTTAACCAGCTTACGACTGTACACTACCTCAGACATTTGCGCTGGGCTGTTAAGGTTAACAGGTGTATCACCCATAAGGTTACGTACCTTGACCTGTAAGCGCCCCTCAATGTCAGCCTTCTCTTGCTCGAACTCAGTACGCACAGAAGCTAAGGCATCTAGGTCTACCTTGATACCAGATGAATACATACGAGATAGCGTCAGGCATACCTTGAATGTAATGTCACGTATGTTGATAAGAGATTC